GGCTTGGAAGAACTACGAACTGCATTTTTTTGGTTTTTGTAAAGACCCAATGGGGAACTGGATACCCAATCCAGCTTTCAAAGACAAAAAGCTAGAGGTAAAAAAGCCCTCCCTGATACTTCTTTAACGCCAATTTACTTGAAGTGTGTGCATATTTCTGAACCAATACTCTTGGCTTCTCCTCTCATCGGCATGGTCTGAACATACCCCAGAGCAGTATTTCGTCCTTCCTTTAGGAACATCATTTCCACACACCCTACAACGCATTTTTAAGATGGGTAGAACACGCAGCTTCTCTGCATAGGTACACTTGAAGCACTTCTCCTTGCCTAGGAAATCTTTCTCACGAAATTCTTTGTTGCATTTTGGACAAATCATAAATTTTTTACCTTACTACTTGCTATTTAATGTTTCCTTAAATACAAAGCAAGAAAAGGATGCCATCGACCTTAAAGCGATGCGTAAAGGCGTAACGTGTTTCGCCAACACAAAAAAGGAAGATACATGGACGAGGAAGTTCTAAACAGCGCAAGTCCCGAGGTCGCGCCTCAAGAGACTGAACAAAACCATGCAGAAGCCCAAGCGACAGAACCAGTGGCCCAGAGAGAAGTCGACAGCTCTCAGGATCGTAATTGGAGACAGTTTCGCGAAAGGCAGAAAGAACTCGAAAGAGAGCTGAAACGAAAGGACGAGATACTTGAAAGCGTGCTTAAAATGCAGGCTGCCAATGCTCCTCCTAAACCCATTGAGGTGGATGAACTTGATTCTATTGGTGATGATGATTATGTACCCAAGGGCAAGAGTAAAAGACTTGTTCAAAAGGAGCTCGACCCTCTTCGCAAGAAGATCGAGGAGCTAGAAGCTCAGCTTAATCACCAGAAGCAAAACGATCAGTTTACCCGTCTTCGTAGGCAGTATTCAGACTTCGACGAGGTGGTAAACCCCGAAACAATGGCCCTATTAGAACAACAAGATCCCGAATTAGCTGAGACAATAGTTGAGCTGAAAGATCCGTATAAGATAGGCATACAAACCTACAAGTACGTTAAAGCGATGAATCTTCAGGCCAAGGTGCCAGACAGCAGGAGATCCAAAGAGATCGATCAAAAGCTGGAGAAGAACACTAAAACTGTTCAATCTCCTTTAGCTAATGAGAAGAGACCGATGGCTCAGGCTTTCAAGCTCACCGAAGGTGAGAAGAGTAAGTTGCAAGAAGAGATGATGCACTATGCGGCATTCGCCTCCTCTGTTCCAGAGCTTTCCTAGACGTTTTAGCCTTTCGGAAATAAAAAAAGGCTGAAAAATGACAGTATCAATTTCGACAATGCCGCCGCAAATCCAGCAGCGGTATAATGCGAAGCTGTTGTCAACACCAGAGCGCAATTTGATTCACAATCTTTTTGCGTCTCCGGTTGAGTTACCTGACAACCAAGGCTTCATCGACAGACAATCTCGTTATGACAGATTGGATCTGTTCCCAGTGCCTCTTGATGATGCACAAAACAACCCACCCAGCCAGCAACTCAACCGCGTTGACGTTGACTGCCGTGTGCGTGTTTATGCGACTTATATTGTTCTTACAAGACAAGTCACAATCACTAACGAAGACCCTGTTTTGAATAGCGCTGCTGCTCGTCTCGGACAAGCGATGCGTGAAACACAAGACGTCCTCCAGCGCGATAACCTTGAAGCAACAGCTTCGATTGTTAACTGCGTAGGCGGCGACAACGGTGACTTGCCAACAGAGATGACTATCTCGGATATCGACGACGTTGTATCCGTTCTCCAAGGCAACTCGGGTGAGTATATCACCAATATGATGGGCGGGGAAAACAAGATCGGTACATCGCCAATAGGTGATGCCTATGCTTGTATGTTGACTACAAGAATGATTCCATTCTTGAACAGTCTCCCTTCGGTTGGAACTTCAGCGTTCGTTAAGAAATTCCAATATCCTAACATTAAAGACACACTTTCCAGTGAATGGGGTGCTGTTAACAACGTTAGATTCTTTGTGTCTGAGCTTGGCTCGGTCACGGCTAGTGCTTCTGCGGATGGCGAGGATGTAGCTAACTGCTTCGTTGCAGCTAAAGAGGCTTATAAGGTTGTCTGGCAAGCAGGTGGTAAAGCACGCTTTATCTATCTTCCACCAGGATACAACAACGACCCATGCATGTTGAGACACACTGCGGGTTGCAGCTTCTATCAAGGTCAGTGCATTACGAACGATCTTTGGATTCTAAACCTTCGTTCAACAATGCACGCATAAGGAGGAAAGTAAAATGTTACCATATCAAATGATTGCTGGCGGTACGTTCACTGCCACGCTCAACACACCTGTAAGTATCAACTTACAGAGTCAAGATCCTCCCGACTACTTCGTAGCTAGAAACCTCGGTACCTCTTCATCTACTGGATGGGGCGAAGCTTCCGATGCACAAGCTATTGAGTGGTTTTGGTATAGATCTATGGGTCAAGGGGTAGCAAGAGGGATTGTTCAGACATCTGACGCTTCTAACCCAGCTATGATCGCAAGAGTTATTACGGCAGACGGTATCACAACTTATGATACTGCGAGCCCCCCAACATTTGCGGGTCTTGCTACGACTGCTATTACTGATAATGACCCAGCCGTATGCACAATGGCCGATACTGGGACAATTTCAGTAGGCGATATTGTTCGTCTAACAGGGACTACAGGCATGTTGCAAGTAGCCGGTTACGACGTTCAAGTAGAAGCAGTTACAAACGATACAAGCATTACACTTATGTTAAATGCTAACGCGTTTGCGGCAGCCGCTACAGCAGGAACTGTAACTAAGATTATTCCTAATAGAATGTATCCTCGTTATAGATTTATCAACTCGATTTCACAGGCTGCACAGGCCGTTGTAACTTTTACAGTTAACAACGACTTTACTCCAGGCGAAATCGTTTCGTTCCGTGTTTCAAGCGATTTCGGAATGGATGAGATAAACTACGTTTCAGCCAGAGTTTTGAGCGTCACTAACGACTCTACTAACTCTTCTATTACGATTGATCTCGATACAACTGGTTATACAGCGTTTGCTTTCCCAACATCGGCTGCTGCCGCTGCTGGTGTAAGCCCTGCTGTATGTGTTCCTTCAGGTTCAGGTGTTGTGCCAGATGCTTCTAATACAAGCATTCCTCAGCAGCCTCCTGGGACAAACTTGAGAGCCGCTTTTGACAACAGAAATACTCGTGTTATCAATCTTGGAGCTTCGCTCTTTACGGATGGTAATACTGGTGACGTCTGGCAATGGCAGGCTTACAAGTATGATGCTTATAACGCAACCTAAGCTTTATTAGGTAAAATCCTCCGCCCAAATGGGCGGGGGTAGAATTTTAAAAAAGGAGTACAAAATGGTAGTAGTAAAAGAATTTAGCGTAAAAAAGATTGTCAAAAAGAATCCTGAAGACAAAGAAGCTAAGATGAAGCAAATGCGAAAAGATCATGAGAAGCTTGTAAAAGGGCGTTTCGAGTTTGTGGATGCACAAGGAGGATTCCTTGAATTCGCTTACCGATGGTTTAAAGGTGATCCACTTCTCACATATAAGCTCTTTCACGGCGAAACAACGGAACTTCCTCAAGGTGTGGTTAGACATCTTAACAACACAAAAAAGAAAGTTAGGAAGATCTTGGCAAACATCGATCCCAATGCTAGAGGTGTTTCTAGCACGTTTGAGATTCAATCCAGAGTGAACTTTATACCCTGTGAGAGTGTGTGAGCCAGTTTTATCCACTGATGAGAGAAATCTCAGCTATCACTCAAGCCCAAAATGCCGTTGTTACGACGACAGAGGACCACGACTTCGTTGTGAACGAGTTGGTTTCGTTTCGTGTTTCTAGAGCCTACGGTATGGTTGAGATGAATAATTTGAGAGGCAAGGTTCTTGCCATTACTTCAGATACTCTAACAGTGGATATCGACAGCTCTAATTTCACGGCTTTTTCTATTCCTGGCGATCTCACGGGGACGACTCCTCCTTGTGTGGTGCCATCGTCGTCAGGAGTAGACTTGGAAGCTGATAGTCCTACAATGATTCTAGAAGACGCATTTGACAATAGGCCATAATTATGAGCATTGGAACTTTACAAGATATCATTACGAAAGTTAGGAAGCTGACAGGGTCGGGTACGTCTTTACAGTTGACGGATGCTCAGATCATTGACTACATTAACAGCTTCTATCTTTATGATTTCCCCGCTGAATTCAGAAGCCTCAAGCTAAAGGATACCTACACATTCAACACGCGGCAAAATATCGACGTGTATCCTTTCGACTACGACCATTGGTCCACAGTTCAACAGCCATGCTACTGCATGAATCGCGAGATCAAACTTTTTACTGACCAATGGTCATTTTATGGTGTCAACTACAACTGGCAACAGCAGGTGAACTTCGACACAGGTGACGGAACAACCGGGCCCTATAGTGGGACGTTGACATCTACGCCCATCATCAGAAGCGTTAACAACAATCCCATGACAAGCACACAATTTGCTTCTAGTGCAGATTACCTCGCTGCGCCCTCTGTGCCGTCGTTTCCGTTAGCAAACATGTCCAGAGTCCAAAATCTTCTAATAACGGCTAATACGGCCTCAGGAACGTTAAATGTGACCGATGACGGGGCACAAGGCTCAACAGGTAATCTAATCGGAGACTGTGCAGCTGGAGGAACCATCAATTACCAGACAGGGGCTATTGCTGGACTTACCTTTACTT